CTTTCGGGGCCCTCGGGCGCAAGTGCTGTGCGTTCTTGTGCAAGAACTGCACAAGATTGGAAGGGTTACCTTCCAGGACCATATTTCTCCACCAGGTTGGGAGGTGAGGCTCGATTAGAACTCGTAAGAGATCTATTCCTTACGGGGGCGGTATTGAAGCCGTCACCGAAGGGTCTTGGGAAGATTATTACGGGAATAAGGTGGTTTATCCACCTCTTTCCACGGATAATTCTTTCCAGATCTTGCCCTACCTCTCTGGGATTCAGGTTACTGAATCCGAGAATCATCCCGCTTTCCGAGCCCGTGTGAAGGGCTGGAAGGGCGATATTGGTGGGAACTTCTCTACTTACAGGAAGAGTGCGAGCGTCAGTAATGACGTTCAGACACTTGCCCTGCGTAGGAAAGAGGTTCCGTGGCAAAGTTGGAGTCCGGAGCTTTTCGGTTCATACCGAGGCCCCATTCTCCCACTTGCGCCTAGCGAAATGTCCTGGCCTACCCTTACGATTAGCTCTGATAAAGAGCTTGCTCGTTTGGGTAACCAAGCTATTGCTAGGTGCGCGCCTTCCAATCCCGCCGCAGACGTCACCGTGCTTCTGGGCGAAATCATCAAGGACGGCATTCCTGCCGCCATTGGTGGTGCCCTCCGATCATGGAAGGGACAGTCCGCTCGCGATCGACGAAAGTCGATCGGGAAGGAACATCTCAACTATGAGTTCCGGTGGAAGCCTCTTATGAACGACCTTAAAAAGGTCGCGGAATCAATTCGTAAAGCTGATGCCATTTGGCAACAGTATTTGCGTGATTCCGGTAAGATGGTGCGTCGCCGGTATGTGTTTCCTGATGAAGAGGCATCTTCCTTCACGAGGGTCGTATCTAATACGAACCCGTGGAGGAATCCTAGTGACTCGCATTTTGATTTGCGAGACACTAACGGGAATCCAATTCCCATGTCTCTCATGGACAACGGCGTCGTGCTTTCGACTACTTTTAGTCGAAAGACATGGTTCAGTGGTGCCTTCTCCTACTATGTGCCTCGCGATAATCGTATCGAGAGTCAAATAGCTAGGGAAGTCATTCAGGCCAAGAAACTTCTTGGTCTTACACTGACACCAGACACAGTCTGGTCGCTGATGCCCTGGAGTTGGGCCATCGATTGGTTTTCCAATGTTGGAGACAGCCTTGAAAGCTGGTCCAACTGGGCCATCGATGGTCAGGTGTTACTGTATGGGTACATCATGCAACATACCGTTGCACGGAATACCTATACGTGGGTTGGTAAGTCAGGATGGAATCCTGATCGCCCCCCTACTTCCGTCACTCTTACTGTTGAAAGTAAGATCCGGCGGAAGGCAACACCGTATGGATTCGGCATTAGTTGGGATAGCCTGAGCCCCCGACAGATTGCCATTGCACTATCTCTTGGTCTTACTAAGAGCTAGTGTAGACGTACTGCCAGCGTCAAAACGCCAATTGGGAGCCTAACCGGGCTCCTAGGAGTGATGCCTGTGTCATTCACCGAACCGATTTCCATTACCGTCGGCGGTGTCACGACCCCCTTGCCACGCACAAGCGTGGACGAGGACAGGTCGGAGTACACCTCCGCGGATGGTGCCATCCAGCTGTCCGCTTCCCATCAGTATGGGAAGGACAGGGCACGCCGGATGATTCGGATCGACACTTCGAAGTTCGCCCCGGATCCGTTCCGGCCGTCCGAGAATCGCGAAGTTTCCATGTCATGTTACATGGTCTTCGACGTTCCCGCGGCGGGCGGGTATACGAATGCCGAGGCGTTGGCCGTGTTTCAGGGTCTCAAGACCCTACTCTCGGCCTCTTCGGACGCCATGGTCGTCAAGCTGTTGGGCGGCGAGTCCTAGACTCGCCTCTCAGCAGCACCTGACACAATGGCTTCGCGAGGCCCGCGAAGATCATTACGACGTAGTCGTGATGTACTTCCGGGCAAGTCCAATAACACAGTGGCCGCTCGAGAAGAACGGCGCCGTGTTGGAGGACGCAGAGAGACTGACGAAATGCCACGCGTCGCATTTTCCAAGAAATTCTTGGTCGCGGTGGTGGCGCTTGTCGAGCTTCTCTGGATCGCAAGTGATGCGGTCTTTTCTATTGGGGTTTGTCCCTACTAGAATTGACCGAGTGAATGAATTGACAGATGAGTCAATGGTCAGATATTACGTCTTAGAGACGTTGATAACTGATACAGAGACTCATATTCAACCCTTGCGGGTTGATCTGTCGATTTAGACATAGGCTATGGATCTGCCACCCTCCCATAGAAAGGAGGGGACAGTGAAAAGCCTGATGTCACTCTGGTCCTGTGTGGCGCATGAAATGTCCACACGATGCAGCACTAGCGCCACTCGCGACATAAAAACTGTCGCGAGTCGGGCTGAACACGAGGGGCTATCGTTTTTCGCGATAACCCTGGCGGACTACGGAAAGGTCATCCAAAAATGGCTGGACCGCGGTCTCGTCGTCCCTTCGGACGCTCCTTCCTTTCGGAAGGATCGTCTTACTGGTCTCCCCCTATTTCTAGGAGGTTTCCTTGGACGTGTGTTCGACCCTGTTAGCGGTGTGCTACTGGAGGATCCATGCATCGATTCAATTCTTGCTTTGCGTCAGCTAACGCTGATGTTCAGCAAGATTGGCTTTCCTGAAGACCCGGTTCCAAACCGGTCTCTTCGTAGGGCTAAGAACCGTAAGGTTGTTAGTCCCTCTAGGGAACGCCGAGCGATGCTTGATTTCCTGCAGTGTGAGCAGGATGTGAAGGCCTCTGATTCCCTCCTGGATCCGGATTATCTCCGAGATTTCAAGAGAATATCAGGGATGCTTTTTGGCGATCTTTTCGCCAAAATGGACAGAGATGTCCATTGGGGCCGTCTGGTCCCGAAGCATGGTCCAGGCGCTGTCGCTGATCATCTTACCAGTAATGGTAAGTATAATCAGCGGACCTGGCCCGCTCGTCTTGAGAGGGTTTTCCCTCATCGAGAGTTTCTTATTCCAAATGAGTCCTTCAAGGATTCGCTGGAACAAGAACTTCACATCCTCGAACCCGGTGCGGAAACACCCGTTAGGGTAATTACCGTACCTAAGACGCTCAAGACACCTCGGATCATTGCAATTGAGCCTACGGCAATGCAATATTGCCAACAAGCTGTCTTGCAGTCTTTCCGAGACTCCTTACGTGAGGATGGTTTCCTCTCGGGAGTGATTGGAATCGATGACCAAGTCCCTAACAGGACAATGGCCCGCGAAGGGTCCCTCAGCGGGGACCTTGCTACACTCGATTTGAGTGAAGCTTCTGATCGTGTCTCGAATCAGCATGTACTCGCTCTATTTGAAGACTACCCCGCGTTGAACGAGGCGGTCCAATCATCTAGATCGAGGAAGGCTGATGTGCCTGGCCATGGCGTTATTCGCCTTGCCAAGTTCGCATCTATGGGTTCAGCTCTCTGCTTTCCCG